GTTATTCACAGGTTTTAGTTAGAATTGAAAGTGCTCCAGTAGTTGGTAGTTCTTCTACTACATTTACAGGAAAAGTTATTGACTTTTCTTCTTTAACTAACTCAGGTGGTGCTATTAGTGGTGAAGATGCATTAGCAGATAACGATCTATGTCAAGTAATTGGTACTTCATTTCAAGAAGGCTCAGCATCTCCAGATGCCTGGTCTAGTGAAATTGAAGATAACTATGGCTATACACAGATCTTTAAAACGGCTTGTGAGATGTCAAACACAGCGATTGCAACACGCTATCGCGGATATGCAAACGAATGGGAACGCATTTGGGCGATGAAACTTCGTGAGCATAAAGTTGACATTGAAAGAGCTTTATTATTCGGTCAAAAAGCAAGAGTAAGTTCAATTCAATACACAGAGGGTGTGGTTGGACATATACTAAAAAATGGTGTTGCACAGATTGGTGATGCTGATCTTTCTTATACATCTGGACAACCTTATTTTAGAAGTGTTGCTGATTCCGAATTAACTTACGATAGATTGCTTTCTGATATGGAAGTAATTTTTGATCCAGCACGTGGTGGTGCAAGCGAGAAACTAGTACTTGCAGGTCTTCCTGTAATTAGTTACTTTAACAAACTTGGAAAAGATTCATTCTTAAGTACAAGTTTATCACACAATGCTAATGCTGCATTAAGTGGTGCTGCTACTACTACTAACCAATCTCCTCACCGTATGAATATGGAAGAGAGAGCTGGTGCATTTGGTCATAAGGTATTTACAATTGAAACTGTTCACGGTACAATGCACTTAGTCAAAGAGCCATTGTTTAGAGGTATGACTTCTAACTTTATGGCTATGATTGATATGAGTCAAATTGCATACCGTCCACTAGTTGGAAATGGTATTAATCGTGATACAGCAATAATGTCTAACATTCAAAACGCTGATGAGGACTTGAGAAAAGATATGATTCTAACCGAAGCAGGCTTAGAAATTACATTACCTGAATCTCACACACTCTACAACGTAGAATTTTAGGAGGTTATAATATGTATACTGATAAGATAAATAAAAATAGTGGTGCTTTTGAAACTGGCGAAAAAGCTTTTCAGAAGATTGATAATTCTGCAGCTTTAGCAAGAACGCTTAAAGCTTCAGAGTCTGGAACTCTTTTCGCAGTTGATATGTCTGCTGTAGACAACAATGTTACTTTAACATTACCAACAGCTTCAGATGCAGTCGCTGGTGTTAATTACGATTTCTGTTTTACAGTAAATTGTGATGATGACGCTGACTTCATTGTGACTACAGGTGCTAATGGAACTGATATCTACGGATATATTGTTGCAGGTGCAGCTAATAGTACAGTTGATGATGTTGATGGTTTATCTAAAATAACTATTGACGGTTCTGTTTCTCAGGCTATTGAAGGTCTAAGAATGACTTTTATCTGTGACGGTGTTAATTGGCATTTATCTGGATATGTTCCAGTTGCCATTGGTACAACTGTTATAGTAGAAAGTGCTTCTGCTTAATAATCCGAATAAATAAGGATTAACAGATTTGGATTCTGTGGGGCTATTCAAAAAAAGTTTAGCCCCGAATATCCTAAAAATTTAAATTAAGGAAATAGAAAATGGCAGATTACAACGCATCAAATACAGATGTTAAAGTATTTATTCACAATCCTAAACCAGGAACTAAAACACAAAGTGCTGGTGAGATTGCAAAAGATGTTTATGACCATATAGCAGGATTAGACTCTACTAATAATAAAGTTATATCTATATCACATTGTGCATTAAAAGGTGATAAGATTTTAACTATGGTAGTATCTGGTGCGTAAGCTTAAGTGTCAACATTGCGATAATCCAAATCCAGAAAATTGGTTTTTCTGTAGAGATTGTGGTAAAAGAGCATCAGCTCCAAAGTTTACTACTAATTCATTTGTTATAAGTGAAGCTGGTAAAAGAACTGATGTAGAATTTAATACTATTTCCTATGATGAAAGTATTAACAAAATGAATAAAGCCGATAAAAGATGGAAGGGATTTTAATATGCCTACAGTAAAGACTAAGTCTGGCAAGAAAAAAAAGTATCCATATACTAAAAAAGGTAAAGCTGCAGCTAAGAAAGCTAGTAAAAAAGCTAGGAGATATTAATAAGTGGCAAATTTTGACGCACAAGTAATAGAATTAGTTGGTACTGCTTATAGCACCGACCAAGCTGCCTTAGATCAGTTTATAACTGAAGGAGCTAATGAAGTTATTAATGCTATGCCTCGTTCTATAATGGAAAGAGTAGCTGAAGAAACTACTTTTACAAACACTGTATCTTCAGAAGGTCATAAAGTATTAGCTGTTTTAAAAAACGACGGTACGATAGATCAACCTTGTAGAAAAGTCCCAGCTTTTAAAAGAGGTAGGATTCAAGATTCTTCTGATATGGAATTTGCTAGTAGTTCAGATCCAGCTTATTATATACAAGATTCGCTGATAACATTATTTCCAACTGGGTCTGGTGGGAAGCTTGTATCTATGCCTACGTATAGCCAATCTTCTCCATTAGATGCTAGCGCTATTTCTACTATAACAAATTTTCCAAATGAGTATGAATATTTAGTTGTATTATATGCAGCAATTAAATCTCTTCAACAAGTTTTAAGTAGTATTGTATTAGCTGATGCTAGTATATCTTATTCAAATGCTTCTGTTGGTGATTCTGTAACCGCTGCTGTCGATGTTCCAACTTCAAGCGTAGCACCAAGTGATGCCGCTTATACATCTCCTACTGTGCAATCAGACGGTGGTAGTGTTGAATTAACAACAATAGTTCAATTGGATGCTGAAAATACAATAGATGATTTTGATGGTAATGCTATAGAGTTTGACCAGTGGTGGTCAACCTTAGCTCATCTTATAGAAGACGAAGAAGATTCTGAGTTAGCACAACTTCAAATATCTAAAATAAGTGCATACGTAAATGCTTTCCAAGCAGAAGTTCAAGACGCTCAAGCAGCTATGCAGTCTTCAATTGCAAATGCGCAAAACGATGTTAATGTAGCTATTCAAAAAATGCAGTTATCAACACAAGCATCAATACAGAAGATGCAACTGTCTACTAATGTAAATATTACAAATGCTGCTAAAACAATGGAAGCATTAATACAAGATTATTCTGCTTTAGTTACAGAAAAAACAAATGAATATACTTGGGCTATGGGTCAACAAGGAAAATTACAAGCTGATTACGATAAAGGTATTCAGATAATGAGGGGCGCATAATGGCATTTGCTAAAGTAACTCTTAACACATCTCCAGCTTCTACGCTAGTAACTCTTAATACTTCTCCATCTTGGACTGGTGTTGCTTTGCCAGCCACTACAAATTGGATTGCACCTGGAGCTGACACAAGAGCTTGGGATGTTATAGCAGTTAATTGGGAAGATGAAACAAGACAATATAATCAATTTGGATATCTTGGAAAGGATTCTCACTAATGGCTGTACATAGTTTAACAGTTAAAAAAATTATATCAATAGTAAGACAAGTATTTCCAGATGCTCCACAAGCTTATATTATAGAATTAATAAATGAAGCATTAGTTGAGGCTGGTAAATATAATAGTAAAATTGAATACGCAAAAACAACTACAGTTGCAGATCAGCAATGGTATACTTTAAAAGAGCAAGTTGCTGGCGCATCTAATTCTAACATAGAAGTGAATAAAGTTCATAGAGTAGATTTTATGGATTCTGCTGGAGACTATGTAAAGATACCTAGGTTGTTAAATAATGAAATACAAACAATGGACATAGATTAATGGCTAGTACTTATAATAACCCAGAAGATTATATTGCTTGGTTTATAACTGGAGACCATCTTGCCATTGTTACCACAAAGGGTAACGATGCTAATACAGTCCACCAAAGAGAAGGTGACTACAAACCTATCGATGAAGCAGTAACAAATGGTGTTTTAATACACTACTCAGCTGAGCCAAATGCTGTTTCAGCATTAACAGATGTCCCAGATATTGACAATACAATGCATTCTTTTATAACTGACTTTGTTAAATGTAAGTTATATATGGATAGAGCTGGTCAGCTTTCTATTTCAAATGCTAATGGTGCAGCAATTTCGATGAATCTTTCTACTCAGCACGAGAGGAAATGGAAAGAATGTTTAATTAAGTATGGAAGTAAGAAACGTGATAAAATTGGTGGCTCTAGAAGAATTATGCCACCAGACATAAGATAATTAATAGTCTGTAAAGACGGTGGTGGAGGGAAATAAAGGATTAAAAAATGGCAGTGCCAAGTAAATATCAAGCAAAAGAAGTATTAAACAAAGTTTTAAACTCAGGTGAGGACGCGTTAAACGTAGATATAGATAACGTAACACTGACCACTGAAGGTGGCGACGTAGCAATAGACGTTGCTTTAGATAAAGCTAACGATAGTGTTACTATATATGCTAACACAGCAGCAGATGGTAGTGGTGATAGTACCGTTCCATTGGTTGACGCAGCTGGTAATTTACAAATAGATATTGTATCATCTGCTTTACCTTCTGGTGGAGCAACGGCAGCAAATCAATCTACAATAATCGGTCACGTAGATGGAATCGAAACTTTAATAACATCTACTAATTCAAAGATAGATACATTTGATGCTGTATTAGATAATATACTTACAAAGAATACTGAGATAGATGCAGTATTAGATACAATTAAAACTGATACACAAGAAATAGAAGAAGCAGTAGAAACTATAGAGGGCGCTGTTAGTGGTTCAGAGATGCAAGTTGATGTAGTTGCTTCTTTACCAGCTGGTAGTGCAGCTATCGGTAAGTTAGCAGCAAATAGCGGTGTGGATATTGGAGACGTAGATGTAACTAGTGTTGTACCAGGTACTGGTGCTACTAACCTTGGTAAAGCTATTCAAAGTGCTCAGGGAAGTACAGATACAGGTGTTGCAGCTTTAGCTGTAAGAAATGATGCTTTAGCTGACCTATCAGGAGCTGATGGTGACTACACTCCACTACAAGTCAATAAGACTGGAGCTTTAAACGTAACAGAAAACACAGGTTATCTTGGAGCAATATTTGAAGATGGAACTGATAATATAACAAGTAAAAAGGTTGTAGCAATTCAATTTTTAGAAGATACAACATTCACTACATTAACTCCTGAAGATTCTTCGTATATAGGAACGGCTAGTGGTAACGGAGATGCTATTGATACAAGTAATACATTTCCACAAGGTATGACTATATTTGGAAGATGGACTGGATTTAGGCTAGCGAGTGGTACTATAGTTGCGTATCAAGGTGATTGGTAATGATTAGTTTAGGTTTATCTATTCATTCGGTTGTAACTCAAGTAGCTCGTCTTGCAAGAGATATGTGGAACTCTACTAACCTTAATGACATATGGGAAAATGAACAAAGGAATTGGGATGATATTATTTAAAATTTATAGATCGAGGAAAATATAATGGCAACATTAG